TTAAGCAGCTAACCGATACTCGTAATGTGGGCGCTCTTTATCTTCAAGCAGCTGCTCAAGCTGAGCCCTTGATTGACCCTGCGGGGTGAGCCAAGCTTGGACATTTTCGTGTCGCAGTTGCACGATGCAGCGATCATGACCCGCGTCCGCCACCTCCGGCGGCGGCTCATCTGTGATCGCCGCGAAAGACCACAGCTCGGGCTCATCTGATCCTTCCGGTGGCATCCAATGCGAGGACAGGCAGGCAATGAGCATGTCTTGCGTCGGCCGCGGCCGGAACTCGAGAACCACGTTCTCGGGCTCCTCGCCCTCTCGTAGCTCGCGGTGCTCCATGTCGTGCCGCTTCACGTTCTCGTAGAAGCCGTCCACGATCATGAGGCCGTGGGTCTGCCCAAATTGCCCCCTCCAGAAGCCCTCAAGGTTGTTGCGCCGCGCGTTGTAGGTGCCCGGGTACTTCGTGTCGTAGAAGGCCGGCTTCCCCGCCGGCCGGCACTGGTAGCGCATAGGCTTAATGAGCCATTGGCCGTCCTCGATGACCAGCACCGGCGCATACCAGCCCGGGAAGATGCGCCCGTCCCGCGGCTTCAGTTCAACACGCTTTAAGTCCTCGAGCTTTGCCAGGGCGGCTGCGATCTTTTCGGAAGCCACGCGCTGATCGTGAAGCGCTGTCTTCGTTTCCTTGTCCTGCAACTTCCGCTCGGCCTTCACCAGTCGCGCGCGCTGCTCAAAGAGCGTCCGCTCATACACCATCGCCTGCGCGGCATCGAATTCATCGATCAACGCCTTGATAGCCCGCTCCTCATCGGTCGTCGGATGGGCAAAGTTGGCGTCCATCGCCTTCGGAAACTTCGGCACGAAGGGTCTCGGCTTCTTCTTGCGCGAGATGTATTCCCGGTAAAAGTCCTTGATCGACAGCAGGGATTTCGGGAACAGCCGCCGGAAGGCGGAATGCTCAGCACGGGTCGAGGCGGAAAAGCACATGGCTAGGTGTCTCCGATGCGCGCCCCAGGGCGCTGTAAGCAAAAGGGGTGACGCCCCTGCGCCTGCCCGACCTATACTGTATGTATGAACAGTATTGCAGCACAACCCGCCCCGGTGCAGGTGAGCACCGAGAGCCTGCTGCTGCCGACGGCCGAGGTGACAGTACACGCCGGCTTTCCGTCGCCTGCCGAGGATTTTCTCGTCAAGCGCATCGACCTCAATGCCATCCTCATCACGCACCCACAGGCCACGTTCCTCCTCCGCGTGGCCGGCGACAGCATGAGCGGGCACGGCATCGAGAACGGCGACATGCTGGTGGTTGATCGGGCGATCAAGCCGCAGCACGGACATATCGTCGTGGCCGTGATCGACGGCGATTTCGCAGTGAAGTTTCTACATCTTCGCGGCGGTCGTCTCAAGCTCAAGGCGGGAAATCCCACCTACCCGGACATCACCCCTTCGGAAGGCCAGACCGTCGAGGTGTGGGGTGTGGTGACGAGCAACATCAAGCAATTTCGTACGTGAGATGTTCGCGCTGCTTGATGGGAACAATTTCTATGTCTCCTGCGAACGGGTCTTCCGGCCCAGCCTGCAGGGGCGTCCTGTCGTCGTTCTAAGCAACAACGACGGTTGCGCGATCAGTCGCAGCGACGAGGCAAAGGCCCTCGGGGTCAAGATGGCGCAGCCGCATTTCGAGTTCCGGCACCTCGAGGAACATGCCGGGCTCGTGGCGTTGTCTGCGAACTTCACCCTGTACGGCGACATGTCGGACCGCATGATGAGCCTGGCGGCCGGCATGGGGCCGGGACAGGAAATCTATTCCATCGATGAATCGTTCATCGATGTCACGGGCGTGCGAGGGGATCTTCGTGAGCGAGGGCGAGCCGTGCGCGCCCGCATCCTGCAGTGGATCGGCATTCCCTGCTGCGTGGGCATCGCACCCACAAAGACCCTCGCAAAACTCGCGAACCGCATCGCCAAGGACGCCGAGCGGAAGCCCGGCAGCTATCCCACGACACAAGCCCAGGTCTGCGACCTTTCTTCTCTGTCGGGGAACGAGGTCGAGGAGTTGCTTGCGCGCACACAGGTAGGTGACGTATGGGGTGTAGGCCGACGCATCGGCGATCAGTTGCGCGAGGGCGGCGTGAACACCGCGCTCGACCTCGCAAAGCTCGACCCTGCAACCGCACGGCGTCGATGGTCCGTGGTGCTCGAGCGCACAGTGCGCGAGCTACAGGGGCTACCGTGCATCGATCTTGACGACGCGCCATCGCCGAAGAAGGAGATTGCATGCACGCGCTCTTTTGGGCACCCCGTGCGTGAACTGCCTCCGCTGATCGAAGCCGTAAGTGAATTTGCGGCGCGCGCGGCCGAGAAGCTGCGCCGCCAAGGAAGCTTGGCCGGCATGGTCCACGTCTTTGCGCACACGTCACCCTTTCGGCCAGGCCCGAAGTTTGCGCGTTCGCTGACGGTGCCGCTTCGTCGGCCAACGAGCGACACGGCCGCAATCACGCAGGCGGCGGTGCTGGGCATCGAGCTGCTGTTCGAGCCAGGCTACAACATCGCGAAGGCGGGGGTGATGCTGCTTGAGCTCAATGACGGGAGCATCCGCCAGGGCGAGTTAGACCTCGAGAGCGAGGAAGGCCGAGAGCGCAGCAAGCTGATGCGCGCGGTCGACACTCTCAACGATCGATACGGCAGGGGCACGCTACGGATCGCGAGCACCGGTACCGAGGAGGACCAACGCGAATGGACGATGAGGCAACAGCGCCGTACCCCTAACTACACAACCGACTGGCACCAAGTGCCCATCGTCCGGGCGTAGCTGCTTGCAAGCCCGTTGACGATTGTTCACTGAGCACTGCGACATCGTTCATCGCAAAGCCCGGCAACCGATGCGATAAACGAAAAGCTGTATCAGCATCATTCCCCCTCCCTTAACCCGTCATGGGCGGGTTTTTTTCGAGCGCTCGAATGCATGAAGCAATCAAGACTGGAGTACATTCGAGAACGCAACCATACATCTTGATACTGACAAGACTATCCCTATCAATGGTTGATGCGAGGCAAATTTGACAGATAAAGATCTCGGCACCACTGTTGCCTTGTCATCTAAAGAGGGCTCACCTTCAAGACAAGAATTTAAGTCCGAATCTCCAAAAGATGCTCTCGGCAGTTTCGGAACATTTCTAACTAGTGCTCACGTAGGCGATCTTACGGGTATTGCGGGACTAGTCATTACGATAATTGCAGCCTGGCAAGCCACATCCGCAAAAAATGCGGCAAGAGCTGCAGCTTCAGCCGCCATAAGTCAACGCGACAGAATTGAGATTGCCTCCAGGCTCACAGATCTCTCAAATCGATTAAAAATTGCCAGAGATGTCTATCATTCCAGCGACTGGAGCAGACTACCTCATTTGCAAGACGAAATCGTTTCCATCTCCAGCGAAATAAAAGCAACGGAAAAGGAAGACACTTTGCTAGTTGAGCTAATGGAAAATATTAAAATTTTTGCTCGTAAAGGACCGATAGATTTACGAAATTTCAAAGATGATGAGACAATCCTGAAGACGAAACATCGACAAGCAAAGGCAGCGATAGATTGGGCCGACAAGGTCGATGCGGAAAAATCACGGAAGGTTAAAAATGGAACTTAGTCGAGTTGCAGCATTGCTTGAACGTCTAGTCGCAAAAACAAAAGACAAAGAAATAAAGTGGGAGGAGGGATTAGGCGACGACGAGTTTACTACAATGGTGAACGGATTCAGATTGGGATTAAGTCGAAACATTCCCGACGCCGATTATGAAGTCGATCCCGATTACTATTTGACGATAAGAAAAAAAGATCCTCAAAAACCTCGCCAATCGGGTTGGATTGATAGCTTCAGCGACCAAGAACTCAAAGAGGTTATGCCTGAAGCATTCAAAACAATGCAAAGCCTTTTTCAAGAAATTCGCAGGCAAATAGTTGGCGTGGAAGAAATTGTGGAAGACTTAATCAAATCGATTGATGAGATGATTTAGTTTGTTGGGGACGTGCAAGCTCTTGCAGCCGCGCGCAACTCGCCTTCGTAGCCCTCACGCAATTCGATTTCCGCCATGGCCGCCGCGGCGAACCGGTCGAGATCCACGCCAGGCGAAAGCGCCTCGGTCGGCATGGCCGGCCGCGCCGGCTCGGCGGCATCGCACGGGACGGGGATCGGCACCTTCACAGTTTGCACCGGCGCCACCCCACACGCCGCGAGGAGCCCAGCGAGGGCCGCCACGCCCCCCAGGAGCGCGAAACGCTTCATGGCCGAGCCCTCCCCCTCAACCAGCCATCGATTCGCGCCTGCGCGCTCGCGCAGGCGTCGCCCGGCACGGCCGGCGGCGTGCTCAGGATCGTAGTTGCCACCTGCTGGCGCCCGGTCGCAGCGGCGCGGGCCTGCGCCTGCGCCCTCTTCGCCTCGGCCGCGCGCTTATCGGCCAGCTCGCGAAGATCGTCGGTCGCATCGCTGCAGGTCGAGGCCGCAGCCCGCGCGTCGTCGCGCTGCAGGATCGACGTAACCGCGCGCTCGCGCGCGCCCACCCAGGCCCAGCCGAGCGCGGCATTGCCCGCCACGCTGATGCCAAGTGCCACCAACAGGGCTTGCAGCAGGCTCATGCGCTCAGCACCTTGAGTGCGCGCGCCGTGGCGGCCTTGCGCTCGGCCAGCTTGAGCCGCTTCGGCCCGTTGACTCGGCCGGTCACGTCGTAGATGTCGCCGCGCTCGGCCGGACCGATGCAACCCTTGTATTCCGCAAAAAACCAGCATGCCGAGGATGCCGCATGCTGCGGCTGCAGCAGGAGATCCGGATTGCCGCGGAAATCGGCACCGATGGCGCGGCCAGCCGCGATGTAGGCCCCCTCCCAGGTCAACTGGATCAAGCCGCGGCCGTGGAAGCCCTTGTAGCGAAGCTGGCTCAGCGCGCGAGGGTTGCGGATGTAGTCCTCGGCGCGATAGCCGCCCTTCACGAAGAGGCTCGGGAAAATCTCGCGCAGGCGGTCCGGCGTCGTGTAGTAGAGATCCTCCTCGACCTTCTGCAGCGCATCGGATTCGATGGCGAGCTGCCCGAGGAACGCGGCCACCGCATTGTCGGAATGGATGCCGAAGCGGTTCATGCCGTCGGCGAGATACAGCGTGTAGCGCTCGGCGTTCGCGCGCGAAGCGCCGGTACATGCGATGAGGGTCTGAGTGTCGATCATGGTTTCTTGAGATCCTTCGCCGCGGTCTTCGCGGCCTGGTTGGCGGTTTGTGCGGCGTTCTGGGCAGTGCTCGCGGCCTCGCCCGCGGTCTGGGCAGCGCTCGCCGCGGTATCGGCCGCTTCGGTCACGCGGCCAGCGATAGAAGACAGGCGGTCGCCATAGGCCTCTCGCAGCCGCCCAATTTCTGCGAGGTGGTCTTCGCGTTGCCGCGAGAGCAGCGCCTCGGCGTTGCGGGTGGACCAGAAGTAACCCAGGCCGAAGCCACCGAGGAAGAGGCTTCCAACGATGGCCGCCGTCTCGAGCAGCCGGCGCCACTGGCGCGGGACGCGCACGCGCGGCAGCTCCTCGAGCGGTGCAGCGTCGGAATCGAGTGGCATGTCATTGCGGCGCATGGATTTGCTCCTTCAGTTGGCGGACTTGATCGCGCAAAGACGCAAGCTCGGTTGTCTGCGCAGTGAGGGCCTCGTTCATCGCCTTGAGCTGGCCCCGCATCTCCCAAACCTGCTGCATCGCTTCGTTCCGCTCGGCAGCAAACTTGTCGGCTCGCTCCTCGGCCTTCACGCGAGCCGCGCGCTCGCCCTCAAGCAGTTCTTTCCACGTCCCGAGCGCGGCAATCTGGCCCTCGCTGTCCGCGCGCTCTTTGGCCTCGGTGGGCTGCTGCGCTCGCCACACCTTGTAGCCACCGGCGGCCGACAAGATCAGGAAAACGAGCTGCGCGATGGGGTTCGCGGCGATATCGCCTATGTCCATGGGTTCCCTCTGCTTTCTTCGTCAAATTTCGAGCTGCACGAGGGGCAGGCCGGCGGGCGCATCGCCCTCGATCACGCCATCGCGCACAAACACTTCGGCGCCGATCGTTCGCCCACCGACACCGCGCGCAGTCAACACGCCACCGCCAGGCAGCACGAGGTGCGCGGTATCCCCGTTGATCGCCGTGACGGTCGCAATCTGCAACGGCGTGGCCGGCAGCAGGTCGAGGAAAGCGCGGTAGAGATTGCGGCTCATGCGTCAGGCCTCCACATGCGTTTCAAGGCTCAGCACCTGGCGCAACGTCGGGCGCGACCAGTCGAGCTGCATGCCGCGCACGAGGCCCAGGCGCACCGCGTCTCCGCCGTCATAGCTCACGAGCGAGCCAGGGAGAATCAAGCCCGTCTCGGGAAGTACCTGCATGCGCAGGCTCACGGTTGCCTGCCGCCCGGTGTTGCTCAGTTCCGCGAGGCCGCGCTGCGCTGCGGCGTCCGCGTGCGTCAACAGCGCATGCGCGACTTGTGGCGCCACGTTGTCGCCCTGAGTGCCGCTGCGCGTGACCTGGCTGCGGAAACCCGGATCCGTCGCGCCAAAGAGGAACACACGGTTGTAGTCCGGCTTCGCGGCCCACTCGACACCCTCCACCGAGATAGCCGCGGCGGGCAGCACGAAGTCGGGCGTGAGCGTGTGCCAGTTCCACGGCGCGGCCGGATACCGCGGCAGGATGCGCAGCGTCGCATCGGTCGCATGTGGTTGCACGATGGCCCCGGCCGCGCTAGCAATGTCGAGCACCGCGGCAATGGGCGTGCCCTGAAACGCCCAGGTGCCACCCGGCACCAGCCAATCGGTGATGCCGAAGTCGATGCCCCACCCGTTGGACACGCCGTTGACCGTCATCGCAAGCGCCATGAGTTGGGCCGCGCTGCGCGGCGAACTCGCCGCGAAGTTGAGCTCAGGTGCATACGGCGCGTCGAGCACCGCGGCACGTCCTCGCCCCTGCACACGCACCTCGGCTTTGCCGAAGCTGCGATCACGCCGATAGCTCTCGGCGGTCAAGCGATACGGCACGCCGTTGACGTTCGCAATGACCTCGACCGGATCACAGTTGCTGTCGGCCGCCACCAGCGGCAGCGCCGAGGCCGGAATCGTCGCACTCCACTGCCATGTCCACGAGTCGGCGTCGAGGGACATGGCGAAGCCCTTGGCGTCGATGATGTCGCCGCCATCGACGCGCGAGAGCGCAATGCTGTTCTCCACGGAATAGACCTCCAAGATGGGCACGACGACGGTTTCGCCGGTGCCAGGCGGCAGGCCGTGCCGCTCGCAGATGAAAATGAGCGCCGAGGTGTGGCGCTGCGGCTCACGAAAAACGAGCCGCGTTGAGGGCTCATAGCAAGGGTCGCCGCCGGGCGGCACCACGGAGCGGCCTGGCTGCGGCCACATCGCGGCCTGCCACCGCGACACCCAACCGCGCTCGACCTGGCGCGCGGCGCCGAAAGCCTCCCCGTGCCGGCGCGCCAACGCCTTGGCCGCTTGCCAGCGCGCGGCGACGCCCCGCTGCATGCGGATCGCCTCCTGCCAGCGCAACCCCACGCCGCCGCCGAGGGCTTGCGCAGCCTGCCAGCGCAGCGCCACGGCGCCGAGCGCGCGCCCAGCCTCCTCCCAGTGCACCCCGGTGGAGTTGCTCAACTCGGCCGCCGCCTGGTGTCGCAACGACACCGCCGCGCGCGATTGCTTCGCCTCCTGCCAAGCCACTGCGGTGCCGGCGCTCCGCGGCTCGGCGCGCTGCCAGCGCGAGACGCGCCCCACACGAGCAGTCGCCGCCACCTGGTGCCGTGCCAGGGTGGGCGCTTCGATGCTCCGGGCCTGCTGCCAGCGCGATACCACCGCGCCGATCAACGGGCGTTGCGCCGCGCTGTCGTAGCGCACCGAGCCGGCCACCATGAACGCGGGCAGCGGAATTCGACCTACGGCCGTCGCCTTGGGCGGTGCCGTGACCCGCACCGCACCGCCCACCATGAATGCCGGCAGCGGGATGCGGCCCACTGCATAGGCCGCGCCGCTGCTGGGCGTCTCCGGCTCACCGAAGACAAGGACATTCGGCGGCCCACCGGCCGGCGGCTGCCGAAAGATCAGGTCGTTACCCGCCAATCTTCACCTCGCTGATGAAGAAGGTTCCGCCCTGATAGATCTTGGCTTCCGGATCGCCCGGAGGCGGGTTCTCAACCGTGACCTTGACCTGCCCCGATCCAGACGGCCCGCTCACGCTGTAGTACGCGATCCACGTACCGTCAGCGCGCTCCACGCGCCCCCATGTCGGGATACCCGTCGCGGTGGCGAGGTCACCATCAGGATTCGCCTGCACGAGCGTGAGCGCCCCGTCGGCCGCACTGCCCGCCGGAACCGCCAGCACGGCCGCGGCGATGATCGTGGTCAGCGCGCCGCCATCGATGGGCTGCGCGCCGTCGCACAGCACCATGCGGGCACCTTCGCCCATGAACGGCACGAGGCCCGGGCCGGCCAGCATTGCATTGATGGCGAGCACATTCATGCCATCACCTCGACCTTGCCGTTTGCGAGCGTCATGCCGTCGCTGACGACCGCGCGCTTACCGTGATCGAGGTAGTACGCGAGCACGCTGTAGCTCTGCAGTTCATCGACATACTGGAAGTCGTAGCCGCCATCGGCGCCACTCCACAGCTCGCGCACCACCAGACCGTCAACCTCTCGAATCAAGCGCACGCGGCAGCGGTACGGCTGGTTGGTGGGCGGCACATAGTCGAGGGTCTGCCCTCGCACTCGGCCAATCCCCTTGCCGAGCACGCCGGTGAGAAAGTCGAACCTGCCGCGCAGCAGCTCGCGCACGCGGGTCTGCCCGTAGACCATCGGCACGCTGGCGGCACTGAGCACGCGCGGCGCCTCGGGCACGGGACGAATGCTGGCGAACAGGTATCGCGGCAGCGCTAGAAGCGGCGGGACAAAGTTGGCCGTGTAGCGCGCCGCCTTCGTCACTCTCACGTCGAACATCTGCCCGATGAAACCGCGCAGCGAGTTCCGAGGGTCGTACCCGATGGCGATCGGTCGGGTGTTGTCGGAAATGCTCGCCCCGCTGCCCGAGGCGACCGCGACGCCATCCACGTAGAGCGTCAGGGCAAAACCGTTTCGCACGGCCGCCAGGTGCACCCAGGTGTTGAGCGGCATCACGGTCGGGCTCTTGGCGATGACTTCACCCGATGCAGTGCCGTACTGCGCATAGGCCTTTCTGTCGCCGTCGATGCTCAGCACGAAGCCAGACAGATACCCCGAGTCACCACGCGAGACTAGGTAGTAGGGATTGACACCGAACGTGGCGATGCGCACCCATAGCTCGACGGTGTAGCCCGCTGCAGCCGTCGTGATCGTGTCGAGTCCGGTATCCACGACGACCCGCCCCGAGCCGTCGAATGCACCCGAGACGGCCCCGAATTTCGCGTTTGCGGTCGTCAAGCTCACGCCGCCCGTCACGGTCACCGGCGGCCGAAAGGCATCGTTGAGATTGCCCATCATCGGCAGGTGAATCGCCGTGCTTCCTGCGAGCGGGTCCACGCTCGAGATCGAGCTCAACTTAGCACCCACACCGGGCCACGGCATTCCGAAGAAGGCCGCCAGCGTGGTCCACGCGCTGCCGTCATCGGACCACTGGAGCTGAATGGCATTGAGAAACTGGCCCGCGCTCACACCAGCGCCCACGGCCATGTCCGTCACATCCTGCGGACTCCCACCGAAGTCCCAATAGAACTGCAGCCCCGCGAGAAGGTCGCCGGCACCCCACGCCGCGCCCGTGGCGCCGTTGTCATCCTGCAGGGCCGCGAGCGAGCCCGTCGCCGGCACCGCGCTGCTCGTGAACACGGCGAGCGCGTCCACGCGGCTGCCGGCCACGAGGAGATGCAGTTCCGACAGCGCCAGGCCGGCCTTCCCGGTCGCCTCCACCCCTACAGCACGCCAATAGCGATGAGCAGCCATCGCTTACCGCCACGGCCCCGTGATGTCGATGAACGATGCGCCCGTATTCGAGTCGTTGGGCGTGCCGGGCGTGTTGGTGGGGTTCAGCGCGATCAGGGTGCGGCCGGCAAAAGCATCTGCACCGGGCTGCCTGTCCCCCGTTCGGAAAGCATTGAAGGCGCCCGACTGCGGCACGCTCAGCAGGCCGGGCAAATCGGCGCGCGGCTCCGCGCCAGTAGTCGCCAACGCAAAGAATCGACGGCTCAGCCTGAGCGTGCCATCGACCCGGCTCGGGAACGGACCCAAGGCGCCGTCGAGGCCCGACAGAGCGTTTTGCCCGGTGTACGGGATGCACGCATGTCCTTGCGCCGAGCCCAGGCCTGAATACGACCTCGGGAACGACGTGTACAGGGCAGATTGCGCAGCATCGAGCGCAGAGTCGTACATCGACCCGGGCGATGGCTGTACCGAGTAGTTGAGGAAGCAGGCAAATGCATCCCCTCCCGGCTTGAGCGCGATGGCATCACCAAACCCTCGGGTCATACCGTGGATATAGGCGGTGCTCTGGGGGTAGCTCGGCGCGACGTGATAGAGAAAGGTGCGACCATCGCTTGCGAGCACCCACGGCACAGCAGCAGTCCCGGTGACGCTGCTCTTAGGCCAGTACCCACCACCGCCGATCTGCGCGGCCGTCGGGAACGGCCCCACGCCTGTATCGATGTCGGTCATCGACTCGTAGCCCACGACGCGCACGAACTGCGCGTTCGTGTCGTCCACCCGCAGCAGCATCTTGGTGCTCAAGGGCGAGAGGCTTCGATACACCGCCTTGTTGGTGCCCGCAAAAACCTTCTCCCAGCCCGCCGGCGCCATCTTGAAGGTGACCGTACCCGAAGCCGATCCATCGGCCATGTTCGTGGCGAAGCGCACGATGCCTGCCGCTACAGAAGTCACCTTCTGCTCGCCATTGAGCGCCGCATAGGTTCCCGTGATGCCGCTCAGCGCAATGACCGAATCGACCTGCGCGCTGTGCCCACCGGTATAGGCAAGCGTGCCGACTCCGCCCGCGATGGTCAGGCCGGTGGCGATCTTGGAATCGAAGCCGTTGACGCCCACGGCGTCGAACATGGCGATGAACGAACCTGCCACCCCGTTGATGACGGGCGCGCCGCTCATGGTGTTGTTGAAGTTCTTGACGCTGGTGTCAACGACAGAAGCCATCTCAGTTCCTTTTTTTCAACGAATCAGGGACGGTCCACGCCGATGCGCACCATCACCTCGAAAGAGTCATCGAGCACCGTCTCGGCGCCCATCTGCACGCACCGGATGACCACGAAGGGGAACGTCGCGGCTACGTTGTTGAAGCGCACCACGTCGCCCTGCGCCCAGCCCTGCGAGAAGCCAGCCGCGAAGATCGTGAATAGGGGCACGCCCTGCGGCCCCATCGGCGAGCAGTCCGCAAAGATGGACTGCCCCGTGACGATCACGCCGAGGTGTTCGCCGACCACGCGGTAGGTGTTGGGCGTCTCGAACTGGATGCGATAGCGCTCGGTCACCGCGCCCTTGTTCGTGAGCAACAGCGGGTAGTTCACATCGTCATAGCGGCCGTCGGGCGCATTGCCGATGAGCGAGTCAGACCAGACGCCGGTCCACGTCTTTTGCGCGAACAGGGTCGAGGTGCGCGCCTTGAGGTCGCCCATGCGCAAGGCGCTGCTGACGTAGGTTCCTTCGGCCGGATAGTCATGCGTCACGCGGCTGCGGAACGTGAGCCGGCCGTCGATGCCCATGTCGGTCAGCGTGAGCATGTCCTCGACGCGATGCTCGACCTCCACGGGCTGCGCGTAGCCTTCTACGTCGAGGAATTGCACGGTGCCGGCGTCGTAGTTGACGCTGTAGCCCGCTTCGATGGTCTGCTCGTTCGCGTCGATCACCCGCACATGCGCCAGGCGCTCGCGGCCGGTGTCGAGGGTCTGTCCGTTGGACACCACGGCCGCCGGCATGCGCTGGGCGTTGCCGATGACGACGAGCTTGCCTTCCGCGAAGATGGGCACCTGACCGTTGACCGGCAGCCGCACCGGGTCGAGGCCGAGCTGCTCGGCATCGATCGGCACCATGGTAGTGGCGACCGTGTTGTAGCGGATGGTGTTCGCGAACACCGGGACCGGCTTCCAAATCTTGCCGTCCGAGCCGACGGCGGCCGGGTCGTACCAGCTCGCGCCCTCGTTGCCCGCGGCGGTCACCCAATCGCCGAAGCGCACCTTTGCGACGCCCGGCGAGACATCGACGGTGCCGTGCACGTTGGGACCTTCGATCAGGCCCGCCAGGTTCGCGGTGACGTTGATCGTGCCGCCGCTGACCTTCGTAGCCAGGATCTGCAGCGAGCCAGGGCTGATGGGCGCCACGGGCGTGCGGAAGACGACATAGTCCACGGGCTGCCCGTCGAGCGAGGTCAACAGGCTGTCCACCTCGGCGCTGTTCGTCGCGGATGCCGGCCAGGCCGTGAACGCGGCCGTGTTGGTCGCGTAGTCGTAGCTGCCGGCGAGCGTCGCCGCCCCGGTGGCCGCGTCGAGGTCCGTGTACAGCGCGCCGGCCCGGTCGAAGTAAGCCTTACCCCCGAACCTGAATCGCACGCTGCCCGGCACGCTGACCTCGCTCGCGTTCGGCAGGAGCTTCAACGCAAGCCGCGGGCTGTTGAACACCTGGCTCTTGCTGGTGCCGGCGCCAGCGACGCGGAATCGCGCGTTGACCAGCGCGCTCGAGTCAGCCGGCAGCGTCGCATTGAGGGCGACGTAGTTGTAGCCCGTGAGCGTGTTGCGGAACAGGCCGGGCAGGTTCGGCGACAAGGCCGTGCCCAGCACGCCCAGCTCGTTCACCGCCCACTGCGGCACCGGAATGGAGACGACGGCCTCGGGGTAGAGCTTCGCGACGCCGGTCGACGTGTTGACCGTGCCGAACTCGACACCGGCGCCGTCTACGAGCTTGCCCGCACCGTTGTCGGTCACGGTCTTCGTGGATGCGAAGTTCTGAGGCACCCAAAGGTCGGGCGGCACGCCGCCCATGGACATCAACACCAGGTTCCAGTCGATCTCGATGGACCGCGGCGCGATGTTGGTCGCCCCGAGGTTCAGGGTGATGCCGCCGTCCACGTCGCGGGCCGGTGCGGGGAAGCTGCGCGACTCGGGGGCGCCGTGGCTGTATGTGACGGTGAAGGCCACCGACGACGACGGCACCACTGCAGGCCGAACGTCGAGCGTGCTGGTCGCATAGCTCACCGGGCCGGTGGCATCGCCCGAGAGCGCGCCGCTGCCGTTGTCGGCCGCGTGGCGAGCCGTGCCGTCGTTCCAGTCCACCGAGACCGTTCCGGCTTGCGCCGCAGCGTTGTCGAGCGCGAGCGGGATCGACAGCGCCGCGGTGAGCGTGCCGCTGCGGTCACGATAGTTGGCCTTGCGCCCCCAGAAGAACAACACCTCGCTGCCCACGTCCGGGAGCGCGCCGAGGGTCGGCAGCACGGTGCCGGCCGCATAGTCCACGGTCCCGCTGCCGCTGCTGGAATCCACCCCGCGCAGCCGCCCGCCGCCGTCGTCCGTCAGCTCATACCAGTTGTTGCCCGAGCGGAAGGCCACGCGCACCGTGCCGGGTGCCGGTGGCGGCAAGATCGTGATCGGGTAGTTAATCCGGCGGTTTTCAATGCTGACAGCGATGGACGTGGAATCGGCGAGCTGCGACGGCGCGCCGGCCGGGCGGAAGGTGATGGTCTTCGGGCCCGTGATCTGCGGCGCATCCGACGCGAGCGTGAATGTGCCGGCGGCATAGGCAATGCTGCCGATGGTCTGGCCGGCCAACTTGAGGCGCCCGCCGTCGTCCGTGATGTTGCCGGCGCCCGTCGCGATGGATACCGAGCCCGGGAACGCCGAGTTGCCGAGCGTGAAGGAGGTGTTCGGCCCGAACAGCGCATTCGTAGCCAGCGAGACATTGCCGCCGCCCGAGGCGATCAGGGCCTGCGAGGAACCCGCGGCGCCCGTGTCCACGATGGGAATCTCGGTCGTCGCCGAGGGCACGAGCTGGGCATGGGTGCGGTCCACCTTGATGGACAGGTCACCGATGTTGATCGGGTCGACAAGCTTGGCGATGCTGTAGAAGCGTGCCGCGTCGGCAACCAACATCCGCTTGATCGCGGCCGCGGCGGGCGAGCGCTCGAACAGGCGGTTCGCCGCGGTGCCCGAGTAATCGTGCTTGAGGCCATCGCGAATCGTGCAGATGCACACCTGTGCGTCGTAGTCCACGATGGACGTGCCCACGGCATAGCTGTAGGTGCGCGTCTCAACATCGACGCTCTCGATGCCCACCGCCTCGTTGTTGACGCCATCGCTGATCTGTAGCGCGCTGTTCGGGTTCGGCGGCGTGGCGCCGGGCCGCTGAAAGATTTGGACCGATTTCTGCCCTGCGACATGGTTCGACAGCAGGAAGCCCGTGAATTCCTCGCCCGGCACGGTGTAGGCCTCGATGCGGGCCTGAATGGCCGCGCGCTGGTCGAAGAAGTCGCCCGTGTAGAACAGCAGCGGGGTCACGCCGGGGTCGGCCGGCATGCGCGAAATGATGACCGTGCCACCGAGCGCGGTATCGGTATTCATCGTCTGCACGGTGGCGGCGATCTTCATGATCGAGTCATCGCCCTGCGCGCGATCCACGGCCGAGATGTCTTTGAAGATCTTGTTGCTCGCGCCGTCGGGGATCACGTTGGACGTGGGCGCGCCGCCGCCGTTGGGAACGTCGTCCATCACCTGCGTGGTGACGAGCTTGATATCGGATTCGAGGATAGTCATGGGTCAGACGGTGATGAGGCGCACGGTGGCGACGTAGGGCTGCTGGTCATCCGGAAGCTCGGGGCGCGCGAGCGGCTTGCCCTCGACAGGGATTGCCGCGGGCGCAAACTGCACGTTGAAGGTGCGGCCATCGGCCAGCACGAGCGAGTACGCCGCCACCGCATCGGCCTCGGAGAGCTGGCGCAGCGTCTCGAGCCGGCCGCGCTGGATCCATCCCGCATCGACCTCGCCCTGCAAGGTGATCGGCCGGCCGGCCTGGCGCTTGGCGCCGTCGATGAGCGCAGCGCCCGTGAGCGAGTACTCGAGGCTCTTCTCGACGGCGCTCCATCCGTACTCATCGACCCAGACCATGCCGCGTGGAATCTGCAGCCCGTGGAGCGTGTGAAACTTCGGTGCCGGCATGCTCAGTTCCCTGGCCGAATGGAGGAAGTGCCAGCAGCAGCGCCGAGCTGCGCGAGCAGACCTTGAATCGCATCGGCGCCTGCGCTGTCGGTATTGACGGTGCCCAGGTCGCGGCCGTTGAGGCGCAGGTTCAGGTCAACGCGCCGCGTCGATTCCGGCCGCGGGATCGTGGTGGCCGTGTCACCCTTGCCGAAGAAGGTTTCTTTCTCGGCCGCGCGTAGTAGGGCCTGGCTGATCGTGTCGCCGCCATAGAGACGCTGGCCCGGGTTGCCGAAGAAGGGAATGTTTCCCTTGCCGTCGGAGAACTGCAGCGCGATGGCCCGCGCCTTCTTCTCATCGGCGATGCCAGCCTCTTTCAGAAAGGCAGCGATGCCGGTCAACGTGTTGAGGTTGCCACCGGCGTTGACCGCGTTGCCGGCCTTGTCGGTCGAGAACCCGTTTTTGTCGACGCCCAGGCGCTTGCGCTCGAGTTCCTGCTCGCGCTCCTTGAGCTGCAGCGCCTTCTCGCGCGTCTCGATGTCACGCTCACGCGCACTGGTCACCTCGCGGATCGCGCCGGCCAAGCCGTAGGCCGCCTGCGTTGCGTCCTGCTGCGCGTCGCGCAGCTTGAGGGTCGAGCGGCCGGCACTGTCGAGCACCACGTCGAAGCCGCGAAGCGCGGCCTGCGCTTGCACCCAGCCAGGCGCGATGCCGTTCGCCGCGGCGATGGCCGCCTCGGCCGCGCGCTTCCACGCTTCACCCAGGCCGATGGCGGTGGCCTGCCCGCTGTCGCGGATCATTTCGAAGTCGCGCAGCGCCGTCTTCGCGGCGGTCTCGAGTTCGGTCTTCGTCTGCACGCCGGCCCGCTGGAAGGCCGCAGCGATCTCTTTCGCCGCCTCGGTCTGCGCATTCTTGTTGGCCGTGGCCGCTTGCGCCGCGGCGATGTTGGCCTTTCGCAGCTCCTCGAGCTTCTCGGCCGCGAGCTGCAGATTGTCGGTAGCAATGGCTTGCTTGTATTCAGCCCGCAGACGCTCGACAGCAGCGCGCGCCTGCTCGGCGCTTACCTTCTGCGCCTCGGACGCGCCTGCGGCCTTCTGGCCGGCTTCCTGCGCGCTGTCGCCCGCGGCCTGCATCGAGGCCGCCATGTCCGCGAAGGCATTGCTGCCGGCTGCGGCTGCCGCCGTCGTTTGCTCCGCATCGCTGGTCAGCCCTGCCCAGCCAGCTCGCGCAGCCTCTGCGCCTTCGGTTGCGCGGTCGAAGGCTTCCGCCGCCTTTTCTCCGAAGGCCTCGGCAACGGCACCGGTGGCCTGAGCCGAGAGCTGGACCTCAGCCGCCGCCGACTTGAACGCCGCCGCCACCTCGCCGAACGTGACCCGCGAGAGGCCCGACAGGATCAAGGCGACGCCTTCCTGCACCGTCGAGGCGGCGTTCGCCATACCCTCGGCGATCTTGAAGGTAACGGCCACCACCGCATTGCCGCCGGCCACGATCACGCCCCAAACGGTCTGCACGATGTTGCCGGCGGCCTGCGCGCGCTGACCGATGCTGTCGAGCTGTGCACCAACGCGCACGGCCAGGTCTTCGGCCTTCGCGACGAGTGCCGGCACGTCCACGCTGGCGGCGAAGGCCTGCACCCACTTGATGCCGTTGCGGAAGGCCGTGGCGAGCGCCTCACCGAACCGGCCGATAGTTCCATCCGCGACGGCCGAGCGAAGGGACGCAGCGAGCTGCTGCACAGCTTGCGTCAGGAGCGGAAGGACGGGCGTTGTCAGAGCATTTTTCGCCGTGTCCCATGCGGTCAGCAGACCCTTGAAGGCATCCTTCAAGTTGCGCTGCATGATGTCCGCGGTTTCAGCCGCGCTACCGCCCGCATCCTCAAGGGACTTCTTCAGCTCAAAGAGCTTGCCAATGCCCTGATTCAGCAGCGCTCGCAGCGCCGGGCCGGCTTCCTGCCCGACAGCAGCGATAGCCCTCTGTCCTGCGGGACCCGCCGCGGCCAGCTCGCGCAGCATCTTCTCGAAATTCGTCGTCGTGATGCCGGCGGCGGCCAGCTCGGTCCGGAACTTGGAAGCAGGGTCTTGGAACTGGGCAAAGATGCTGTTCAACGCCGTACCCGCGCGACTGGCATCGATGCCGGCGTCTGCGAATTTGCCGATGATGGCGACAGTCGTTTCGAGGCTCAGGCCCAGCGTGTTCGCCAGCGGCGCCGCGTAGCTCAGCGCTTGCGCCAACCCAGAAACGCTGGTGTTGGTCGCGTTCGCGCCCTTCGCCAGAACGTCGGCCACGCGACCCGAATCCGTGAACGCCAGCCCCAAACCGTTGACGATCTTCGTCAGGTACTCAGCCGAGGTCGCGAGCTCAACATCGCCAGCCCGGGCGAGCGCCATCGCCGCAGGCAGCGTGGCGATGGCGTCCTTGACTGACAAGCCCGCCTTCGCGAGGTTCTCCAAGGCACCCGCCGCCTCAAGCTGGGTGAAGTTGAACCTTGAATCCGCTGCGGCATCGGCAGTCGCCTTGCGCAGCACGCGCATCTCGGCCGCGGTCGCGCCAGTCGCAGCCTGCACACGACTAAGCGCCTGCTCGAGATCCGCACCACCACGGATCCAACCCGTGAAGGCTTGGATACCGAAATACCCGGCCACGATGGCCGCAAACGCGATGACCCGCGCCTGCAGACGGTCGAACACCTTCGACGCATCGTCTTTGGCGTTGATGAGAATCTGTATCGGCTTGAATGCTGCCATGTGAGGTAGCTGGAGGAGGAAGAGTCAGGAGACGGATGCGGCCTCGCTGGAAGCCGCATGCGACACCCGCCCGATCCGCGTAGGACCGGGCGCGAGGACATCAGGCGACCGGACGGCCTCCGACGTAGACGGCTTCTGCGTTCGCGGGCTTGAGCACGTCGATGTCGAATTCGACTTTCACGAACTCGACATCCGCCGACACGATGGGCAGCTCGCCCGACGGCGTGACGTTGACGCGGGGCATGTACCAATCCTTATTGCTACCCGCAGCGTTGTCGGCCACCACACGAATCGCAGCGAGGAAAGTGGTGTTGCCGCCGGTCTTGAGGCGCTGGTACGTGCCGGCCGCCGGCGTGTAGCCAAACTGCACCACGCCAGCGGCGATGCCGCCGCCGGCGATGATTTGCACGGCGCCGGTTTCCGGATCGACGTTGAAATCCTCGCCGGCCACGTAAGGCGTGTTGCCGTCCTCGGTCTTCACCGTGACGGAGCTGACGTTGCGCACGCCGAGAGGATTGGCGGCAGTCTGGCCGAGCTGGTAGATCTTGCCCGGCAGCACCTTGCGAAGTTCCCCGGTCACGGGCGCCGACGATTGCGTCACCGTCTCGCTTGTCGCGGCGAGGAAGCGCTGATACGTCGCCATGCTCATGTTGTTGCAGACGATCTTGGCGGTGCGCTTGATCTTTCCGGTCATCGTGCCGATGAGTTCGCTGGCCGCGGTTTCGGACGAAAACTCCTCCGCCTTCTCCGAGTCGATGGAGAGAACAAAGCTCGGGCAGTTGCCCATCTCTTCCTCGCCCGTCAGCTCCTCGAGGGCGTTCATGATGTCGAGACGCAGGCGGCCACGCGGGGCCGACAACTCGGTTTTCTGATGCACGATAGGCATGGTTTTCCTTTCAGGGTTGGCCGTCGAAGCGGGCCGATGTTGAAAAAGCGAGTTCGATGCCGACAAGGCCGTTCTCGAGAAAGGGTGGCGGCTTCACGCGCAGCAACTGAAGACGTTCCCACCGCCTGCCGGTCACCTGCCCCGGCGCCCAGCCGTGAAGCGCCTCGATGACTTGCGCGAATGCGCTATCGAGCTGCGACAAGGCCGCTGCATCGGCGCGCCTACCAACGAGCGTTATGAGCCACAACGGCCGCACCAGCACGCCAGGAACCTCACTGGCCGGCACATCCGCATCACCAAACATCACGGACGCGAAGAAGTCGGGCTCCCGCTTTCCGGCGTCGGAGAACATGCCCTTCACGGTCCACGCCTCGGCCAAGCTCGCTCGCAGTCGCTCCACAATGACGGGCTCGAGCGCCAGCATCAGAGACTCCCCAGCACGAGGCGGATGAATCCGGCGCCATCGGGCTCCGCAGTCACCACCTCGTAGCTGCGCCCGCGCAAAACAATGGTGTCGCCGCGCTCGACATTTGCTAGCAGCTCGGCGGCCCCGCTGCATTCAGGTGCGCTGGCGTCGATCTGCCCGCCGAAGGACTGCGCGGACGGCACATCGAAGATGACCGGCACGTCGACGCCCGCCACCGTCGCGATGGCGTTCGTCAGGTGACCGAGCACCCCGGCATCCACCATGGCTTCGATATCGGCGAAGGGCGCGCGTGCGGACATGCTCGGGGCCTCAGCGAACCTTGGCCGACATCGAGGCGTTGACGCGGTACGGCACCGGCAGCGGGGCCGATTGCAGCAGCAGCAGGCGCACGGCCGGGTCCTTCTCCACCCACGACTTCGAGAAGTACGGCATGGCCTGAAAGCCGGACTCTTCGTCTTTGATCGCACCATAGGCGCGCGTGCCTTCGAGGTCCGGGCTCGTGATGAGCACCGTGTGGTCGGGCAGGTACGGCGTCAGCGCACCGGAGTCCGGGTCTTCGTACCAGCCGGCATAGACCCAGATATCGAAGTCGCCGATGTTGCCCATGTAGCGACCGCCCTCGCCGAGCACGGTCGCGTTGAGCTTGTCGGCACCGCGGAAGCGGTCGAGCAGCTTCTGCACCGAAGGAGCAGCGCTGAAGAGCTGCCAGGCCTTCACGTCCATGATGAGCGTATTTCCGGCCGCGCCCGAGTGCTGCGTGACGCCCATCGACCAACCCTGCACGTCCTCGAGCGGGTCGACGCCGGTTTCTCCCCAACGGTTGCCGGCAGTGAGTTCGACGGTTAGGTCGGCATGGCGGCCGAAGTCCACGACCACGGTCGGATACTGTTCGCCCTTGACGGTGACCTTGCCGGTGCGCAGCGCTTCCACGGCCATGACTTCCTGACGGCGGGCGAGCATCTCGAGCTGATCCTGCAGATCGGCGGCGAGCAACGCCTGCAGGCGCTGCGCCGGCGACAGCTCGCCGCCGATGCGCTCACCGATTGCTCGCTTGAACGGGCGCGAACTGTCGAAGACGCGCTTGTCCTTGATGTAGGCGGGCTTGAAGGTCTTGGTGACGAAGCCCTTCGATTGCACGACCTTGCCAGCCACGATGGGTGCGACGAACGGCGCAAGGCGGCGACGGCCGCTCTCCACATCGAAGTGGATCTCCTCGCTCGTCTCGGTCTGCATGGCAGTGAAGAACGAATTGAGGATGAATGGCGCAGGGGCCGGAAGCTCGGCGATCACACGGGCGAGGACGCCGGTGGAAAAGATGTCCATGAAAGTTGCTCCTGATTGAGAGGTTGGATTGCTGGGTGCTGGGCGTCAGGCCACGTCGGCCAGCAAGGTGATGCCCTTGATGCGCAGGGCTTCGGTGATGCTGGCAACCGTGTGGCCCGCACCGAGCACGAGCGCGCTCGTGTTGAAGTCGCCGCGTGCGTAGCCGAGCGCTTCACGGTCACCCGCGGTGGCGTCGACCGTTTCGGCCAGGATCAGGTCCGGCGCTTCGCTGCCATCGGTTGCCGCCGAGGCGCTGACGGTGTGCTTCTTCGATGCGGTGATGACGCCGAGAACCGTGCCGGCCGCGTAGACCGTGCCGGCCAGCAGCGTGACCTTGCGGCCTACCAGCAGGTGGGCGTTGCCGGCAACGAGCACTTTGGAGGCAGAGACGCCTTCCGTCGAAAATTTTGCGCGATAGTTCATGTTCGCAACTCCTTGGAATGGTTGAATCAGCGCGCACCGCGGAAGCTCGCGACGATCTGGCTCGCGAGGGCGGCCTCGTCCGTCTGCGCGCCGCCACCGGCCTCGACGCCCGAGACATCGGGATTGCCCACCGCGGCCATGGCGGTTGCGAAGGCATTCGCGGGCACGGCTGCAGCCACCGGTGCGGCGCCGAGGACAGCGCCGGCTTGCTCGACGCTCAGGCCGCTGCTGACGCACTGAATCGCCAGTTGCGTGCGGCCAGCCGCGGACTCGTGCGCGAAGATGCCGCTCACGCGGGTGCGCTCGGCGACCGCGCCCTCTTCTCGGCCTTCGGCACGCGCCGCGTCCACATTGGCTTGCGTGAAAGCGGAGGGAGCCGCCGACGAACCGGCGGGGGCTACTGCGGCTTGATGACCGCCCGCCTCGTTTGGGGAAGTGCCAGACATTGATGCTCCTTTGTCGTTGGCGTTGGATCGGGCGGTCGGCCCGACAGGAAAAGACCGGCCGCGCTTGGCGGCCAGTTCGGAAATCAGTTGGTCGGTGGTGGCGATGCGGTCGGCCAGGCCTGATGCCACGGCCGCGACACCGGAATAGCTGGCCGCCTGTGTCTTGCGCACGGCCGCCGCTTCCATGCCGCGATGACGCGCAACAGCATCCACGAACATCGTGTAAAGGCCGTCGATCTCTGCCTGCCAGGCGCTGCGCACGTCCTCGGGCAAAGGCTCGTAGGGATTGCCGTCCACCTTGTGCGCACCCGCGAAGATATGCGTCACCGTGATGCCGTCCTGATCGAGTGCGCGCGAGAAATCGACGTGGCGCGAAACGACGCCGACAGAGCCTGCGTACCCTGTGGTTGTCACGACCACTTCATCCGCCGCGCTGGCACCGAGGTAGGCGGCCGACAGGGCCATACCGTCGGCAATGGCACGCATGGGCTTGCGCCCGCGCAGATCGAAGATGCGCTGTGCATACTCGAAGGCACCTTGTGCCTCGCCGCCCGGGCTGTCATAGACCTGCAGCACGGCATGCACGTCCGGATGGCTCATGGCATCTTCGAGGTCCGCCGCCAGGTCGTTGTAGCCGACGAGGTAGGTGCTCTCGGCCATGTCGAGCCTGCTGCGATGCAGGAGCGCACCGCTGACGTTGAGGACGGCGACGCCTTCGACCATTCGATAACCACGGTCGCTCGCTTCGCCGCGGCGCGTCGAGAACAGCTCCGGCACGAGCAGTCGAGAACCTTCTGCCGCAGCGATAGCCATCGGCGCGGCACCGAGCAGGCGCTCGCTCAGGCCGGCGATGATGGCGTCGAGCTTCTGCGGGTGGATCAGCAGCGGCGTATTGAAGATGCGCGCGGCGATGTGGGGATATCTCATGCGGTGGTTTCCTCGGTCTGGTCATTGCCGGCGCCCTCGTCGCCGCCGCTACCGTTGCCGCCGGATGCGTTGGACTGCTCGTCATCGCGCGGGGTCTGGCCGCTGGCAGCGAGTGCCACGGCAATGGGCTGCGCGGTGGTCAGGCCGCGCTCGGCGGCCATGCGCAGTTCGATGGCGCGTTGATCCATGACTTCTTCGAAGTCGTCGCCCTGCTCCGCGCACTCCTTCTCCAGCGTCGAAATGCCGGTCTCAATGCGCAGAGCCGCGGCCTGCGCTTCCTTGACTGGATCGACCCACCCGCGACCGCCGAAGATGAAGCGCGCACGCAGGTAGGCGTAGCGGTTCTCGTAGAAGCCGGGCGCCTCGATCTCGCCGGCATTGATCGCCTCTTCGAGCCAAAGCTCATAGATGGCGCGCAGCCAGTAGTCCGACAGCCAGCGGCGGCGGCCGTGGAAGTAGCGCCAGGCTTCGAGCAGTGCGGCCCGTGCGCTGCTGTAGTTCGACTTGCTGAAGTCCTTCAGCAGCAGCTCATAGGGCAGGTTCATGCCCGCCGCGATGTGCCGCAGCGAGGCCAGCATGAACGCCTCGAAGGCTTGGTTCGGGCGCCCGGGCGTGAAGCTGGAAAGGCGTGCACCGGCGGGCAACGGGATAACCGCAGCACCCTTGAGCTGGCGGATGTTGCGGGTCTGCGCGACCGAGGCATTCCATGCATCGCGCGGGTTCTCGCCGAACAGCTCAGCGGCGGATGCCGGATCAAGGTCCGATTCGAGGAAGGCTGCGACCAGCGAATTCGCGAGGCTCGCCTGCAGTTCGTTCGCCGCGTACTTGCCGGCCATGTGGAACTCACGCATGACGGCCGACACAACCGGTTTGCCGCGCGATTGGCCGGTACGTTCCTTGTCGTGCAGTTGGATGACGCGACGACGGCCCCACGGAGTGAAAGCGGGCACACGGTCCCACTCCATCAACTGCGCCTCTCGCGTCATGCCGTAGAACCCGAATGCGAAGGCGTCACCGGGATGGCGCTTGAGGATGTGGTAAGCGACAGGAGCGCCCCATTTGTCGAACTCGATGCCCTTGCGGATGTCCTCGCGGTGCTCCATGCCGACCGGCGTCGCCAGTCGGTCGGACTCCACCATCATGAGCCGCGTGTTCCAGCGTGCGCCAGGCCGAGGCAGCCACAAGGGCAAGGCGAGCGCATCGCCGTTGAGCATCGCGCCGCCGAGCGCCTGCAGGGTCAGACCGAGCAGGTTCTGCGTGCGCGCGGCATCGCACTCGGGCGTTTCGGCCCAAGAGCGGAACTTGGCTTCGGTGACGTTGCCCCACTCGCGAGCGCGCTCGCGCGTCCAGCCGAGCAGACGGTAATCCGGCGTGGCACTCAGGCGCAGCACCGAGCCCACAATGTTGTCGCGCAGGGTCTGCATGCCGCCGGCCATCAGACCGTTGTTCCGGCCCAGGTCGCGCGAGCGCGCGGTCAGCGTGTCGAGGTCTGGTAGCAGGTCGGCATCGGCACTGCCGGCGACCGGGTTCCAGTCACGCATCGCCAAGTCAGTGCCCGAAGCGGCATAGTGAGCGGCCATGGACGCGCCAGGGCTTGCAGACGCGCTGGCGCTCGCGGACGGATGGCGGTGACGGGTGCGGCGCGCCATCTCAGACCATGTAGATGGGGCCGCGCGAGCCGCCGGACGAGCGGCGGTCAAGCTCTTCGCTCACGGCGGCGATCTCCTTGCGGATCTCGGCGACGTTCTGCTGATACTGAACAGACCTCCCGTTGTGGGCGGCGGAGGTGGGAGCGGTTAGCCGGTCCTGCAGCGACGCCATGAGGCGCGTGCGGGTGGCTTGAAGTTCAGAAACTGAGAGGTGGCGGTAAATGCCCATGCATGCGATGACAACAGTTCATCGCGGACATTTCCGCTGGACAAGTTCACAAATTAACGTCCCGCGCCTAGCGGCTGCGAGATGTCCTGCCCCTAGCCCCGCACATACTTCATGCGTAAGCCCATCTTATAAAGCTGGCCTACTCGCCACCATCCTCCATAGCCCGGGCGATCTTCAAACATTCGGATCGCTTTCATGCGCTGCAGCGAATCGCGCACTGACTTCTCTCGAAACTGCGTCTTTGACTGAAGCTGAACGATCAGCGCCTCGTGCTCGAAAGGAGTGCTTAAACCGTCAAACGCGGCAATGAACTTAGCGACTCTCACTTCATCGCTCTCAGCGGCTGCGCCACTCTCGTCCTCGTACTCCAGAGATAGCAGATGCGAAAGTTCCTGCTTGGTCTCCTTGATGAATTCGCTTGACGCCTGGTCATATGCGCGATTCAACAATGCCGAAGCAACCCGGTCGGACTCAACTGCGTCTTCTGTTTCCTCAGCCAACTCATCGAGCTTTTGAAGAAAGGAAAGATATAGGCGAGGATAGAAGGTTGCCTTATCTGTGTCGTCGCCTCCGGCATCGGAGAAATAGAGGCGAAGAAAGGTGGCAGTGGAAAGGTTATTTCGGCGGAGTCGTGCCGGAAAGACCCTGAGCATCATTGCAGTAGCTTCCTGCTCTGACATCGCGCCTCTACTGACCTCATCGCTCCGAGCAGAAATTTCTTCGCATACCTCAGGAAATGAGCGCCGAATCCAAGGCAACGAGGGCAACCTCGAAATTGCAAAATTGAGGATGGACCGCGCGCTCCATTTCAACCGCTGGCTACGCCCCTCCATCTGTTGTTCAACGTTCTGCACTGAGTCCGAAGCCAAATCCTCTCGGACAAAAGAACGAATTACTAGCCGACTAGACAGGGATGGATCGTTTTGTATGGCGCTCATCATGTTGAAGAGCGCTGCTACAAACTCCTTAATCCTTGCTGCCGGAACGAGAGTCTCCAGGCCGTCGATTAGCAAGGTTTGCGACCCCGGTAGCACCATCAAGGTTGCTTTCAAGGCAATCCTATCCGCCAGCGACTTAGGCGAAACCTGATCTTTGATCTTCTGGCGAACTATCTCTTCAAATGGCTTCTTGTCGCCAATGTGCTCTGCCGACATAGCAAGGAGCGACCACCAAAAAGTCGAAGCATCCCCGCATAGGCCAAGCCATTCAGTTGCCTCTATAGATTGACTTCTCAGGGCTAGGGTCCCCGTCTCGTCTGCGGCAACCAATAACGGAGTGCCAAGCTTCCTATGCGCCATTTCTCGAAGCAGCCGTGTCTTACCCGTCCCCTTACGCCCCAACACATACGAGTAAGGATTGCCAGGCACGAATAGCGGCTCGACTTCCGGTATATGGATGAACAAACCGTCATCCTTCGCACCAGATACCGAAAGTTGCGTCGAACTGATCGCGAGATTTCCGGAAGTCTGAGCGGCAGGCTTTTCGACCTTACGCCCTAACGGTAGGCCTAGAATTTCTCGCAATAGTCCCAGAGATGCGATATTGTCACTCTGCAGCTTCTGGACATTCGGCAGACTTGGTTCTAGCAAAGCACGGTCCAGATACCAATCAACCCAATTAAGAGCCAATTCACTAACAGATACTTCAGCACCTTGATCACCGTCAGCCCCATCCAGAGCGGCCGCGAGTTCACCTAGCAATTGATCACGAACTCTCGCTTCGTTGGAGGACTGTGCGCTACCAACCTTTCTGTTTGGGTCCAACTGGAATCCTACGAAGGCGCCCGGGACCGAAACGGTAGACGCAAAGATCGCCCTAATTACCCTCTTCATTTCGCTAGGAACCTTCGACGTATTGAAGTCAGTCCTTGCAAAGATGGTGGCTGCCCCTCCTAACCGAGACATCAAAGGCAAAACGGAAGAAGCTATTCCTGTGCGATGGTCAACCAGAACAACGTCGTACGTGTGCTCGGGCTTCTCAAGTTCGCGGGCGAGCCTATCCGCTGCCCACTCGTAGACGCGCGCATCGAGCGGCGCGCTAGCTACTAGCAAGGAGAAATCAAGGTCTGCAGCGTCCGTCCGAGGACGGCATGGCAGCAGATCTACTCGTCCGCCGAACTGCCCTGCGTATGCACCGGCGATGGGCTGAACATCATCCGCCCAGCCACATAAGCCCATCAAGGTTTGTGAATAAGAATCTCCGGAGACGCCAAACATCAAATCGAGCGAAGGCGCTTCGATATCTGCATCTACCACGAGGACTCTGTATCCATCGTCCGCGAGAGCCTTGGAAAGCAGTCCCAACACCGTTGATCGCCCCTGCCCACCTTTGTACCCATAGAAGTGCACGTACTTTTGTGCCGCATCTTTCAGATCAGCCGCTTTACGCCGGGGAGCTTCTATAAAGGCAGACACCCACGATGAATTATTTCGCACCTGCGCCCAGTGGGCTCTGCTCTTCGCTTCTTCCAAAGTTAGTAAGTTCAAAGCTACCGGAAGGCGAAGGGTTAACTCGTCCAGACGATATGTATCGTCGCTTGAGGCATCGAGCACGATCCTTTGAAGATGGGCGAGACGTTGCTCCTCTTCGAGATGTAGAAATTCCTCGCTGACCACGTCAATTTGGAGACTGGGCGCCAAGAAGAATACATCGACCTTTTCCAAAGGCTTCCGACCGTCAGCAGGCACGGACAGCGCTTTCAGAAGCTCCATGGTTTCAAAAACGGATCTCAT